CAAACTCCTTAAAGTATGTGTTATTAGGTATAAAGGAATGCACTAACCCACATAGTTGGCATCATAGCCTACTAGTGGGGGCACACTCATAAATAACCCCAGATGATGATCTTCTGAGGCAGCGCGATAAACCAGCGCAGGTGTAGTGGGTACAACAGAATAATAAACATAAGACGCCACTCGTGGTACAGGGCCTTTCCAATCAGGTCTAATCGAATTGCCCACTGGGCCAGCTGCAAATGTATCACAGACAGCTGTAGAGTGAGTTCTGTTGTAGTAAGGGTATTCTGCTTCCACACCACCATTGGCATCAGCCCTAAAGACCGCCGCAGGGCGGTGTGGTCTATAAGGATAAGTTGCACAAATAGTAGTAGAAGGAGTAGCAGTAAAAGAATAGTTGACAAAAGCTGGATCAAAAGTCCCACCTGTAGTAGGTACTGAAGCCACAACTGGATTGACTGTGGCATTCACATCCATGTTAACAACTTTAAGTCGCACGCCCCCCCTTGCAAGGGCGTAACAACTAGAGATGATATTTAGAGCATCATCATGAAGGAGAGGAGTGCTCGTCACAGCACCCTCAGCATAACCACACCAATTCATAAAGGGTGTGATATTGAGGTATTTGTTCATCACAAACTCACCGCCTGACCTATAACACAACTGCGTAAATCTTTTGGTAAGCGTTTGTAAAGACAAAACTTTTTCACCAATGCACATTCGCGATGCTTGGCTATCGATATGAACCGTGGCTCCTCCAACCACACCATCGACTATTGAACAAACATTGCTCCTACTCATCTGTGGAACATATGTCTGCACAACTGAACCTGCAATATCTACAGGTTGTGCCCACTCAAAGTCTGGACCAGCAGCAGCTTCCATGTAAATATAAATGCTGCTAGGTACAACGGCCGGAGCCACCAAAGGATTAAGAATAGTGATGATCAACTGTCCATAATCATCATCAAGACCGGCTGTAGATCTATATGCAGTAAGAGAAGAGTAAGGCAACAGAAAACTGAATTCATTGCCATTGCGAACATCAATAATCTCTCTTAAACAATAAGCAGTCTGTGAATAGGTTGTGTTAGGATAAGCAGCATTGATGCTGTCATCCCTAGGATAAAACATCACCATTAACCTTCCAGAGTGGAATTCAGTTTTGACAAGTTTAAACGTAAGTTTGATGGAGCCTCGATAAAGACCAAAGAGACTACTCAAGAAGGTAACAGGAGTAAGATGGCTATGAATAACGCCATTAATTAAAGTGGTTGAGTAAAAGTTTCTTGGACCAATGGAGGTCACAAGTAAAGTATCACTAGCTCCACCTAAATTACTCCAGGTTAATGTCCTATAGTAGGCCGAGATCGAGCCAACATAAGACAGGGCCATTTCATCGATATCAGTGCCAGCAAAACCAGGCAAATCTTCAACTTCATTGGAATCCATGAAGCCGAGTTTAGTCGATGAATCTGATGTATCTGAGTTGGTAAACCTACTCATAATATATCTCGTCACCATAGTACTAGTAGACGAATTGTGAGGTTTAGAGTACCCCCAGACTGAAGCAACCTGTGACAAGATATTTGTAGCCCATGACACAGGAGCAGCTATAGAGCTGAGGAGTGGTATACCTGACAACATAGAAGACGTCGTTGAAACTTTTTGTAAGGCCCCCGATATGGGACCAAGGCCATGTGAGTCTTGTTCAATGTCAGCATTACGCACTCTTCGCTTCACACGCCCAGTGGACCTAACGTCCATCTGGGGCGCTATCGGTAGTGCGAGCTCAACATCCTCCCAATGAGCAAGGATAGAGAAACCACAAGTAGCTGAGCCAGTGGCGACTTGTAATGGAGAATAAGCGGTAAAGAAAACGTAACCGTTATTGCCATAAGTAGAACCTCCGGGAAAATCAAGAGCAGCCCATCCCTGAGCAGTGATGTGGGGAATCCGGAGTGTAGCTTCTGTATCACACGCAATATCAATCTCGACATGCGGAAGCTGAGTCGCTTGACAAAGCGTAGCAGCGTGCATAAGATGCCACTTAAGAGCATTATTTCCACCACCAGAAGGAGACCAGCACAACATATATCTACCTTGTTGAAACCTAGTCGCGTTAACCGTAACAGTAAGGACAAGAGTGCCCCGAAAAGCAAAATTGCCTTGCACCTTCTGCTTCCAAACCTCATAATTATAAAGTAAAGACTGAGGTATAAGAGCGCTCCAAATGAACGAAGCGTATGTATTGGCTGCGGTAAGGTTCCCAGCAGCAACTGATTGAGGTTTAGCAAGAAAGGATTTTACATCCGTAGCATTACCCAACCTCGCCTGATCAAGTACTGAAGGCGATAGAGGAACATACTTAGCGATCTGAGTATGTGGTGTTTCGGCATCCACTTCCTCACGAGTGGTACCTGAATCTTGAGCTGATACAGGAGCGATTCTAACAGTCTCAAAAGTGCCCTGATCCGTATGACCTGGGGCGGTTTCCGCGTTTAAAGTCCGCGTGACTGAATTGGGAGTTGAAGCAACGCCATTATAAGACACAAGGCGCGTTACCCGTTGTGTCCTTCCCGAAGGCCCTGGATTTGATGATTGTGGCATCCTGGGAGTAAGGCTAAATAGCCCACCACCTTCTTGTTTCAAGCGTCCATCGCCCTCTTGTGCTGTTAAGCGCTCCGGGTTTTTGTATAGGGCGACGTCGTAATCAGGAAACAATGCGGTTGAGAGAGTATAACCTGAATCTCTGTTATTTACTCTAGCAAACAGAAAGTCAAAGTTAGTATTAAGGGGTCTCTCAATTACCCCGGAGGCATCTATTGCCTCCATAATGAGCTTCTTCTTTTCTTCGAAGATCAGCCTACCATGGAGCGTAAGCTCTTCTAGAGCGGTGTTGATATTATTCTCAACATCACCTAGGATATTTGCACTTTTCTTAGTCCAATTGAGCATGTCGATGATCGATAACATCTCAAGTGGAGCCATGTAAGTACCTGTTTTCTCATGCTTTCTAAACTTCCTTTTTAAAAAGGAAACTTCTGTAATGTCACGTGGACCTCCAAACTCTTTTAAATCTTTATCTTCTGGAGTATAAACATAGCCAATTTTCAACATGGCTTGTTGGAGTGTGACTTCATTGAACAAATATTGATAATCTGCATGTACTGAGAAGACATTATCATCCCCCAAGAAACAAGCATACACATATTTATTGAAATCAAAGGTAGGACTTATAAGCATATATGAACAAATCCTAAAATTAAGAGCATTCTGCATACAATTGAACATGGTAGTGGGTGGAGAACCGGATGGCAGAGGACAAGACCATTCAAAGATCCGTCCTAAGTTGATGTGATAACTATTGACTATTTCAAGCCACAGAGTTTCACGTATTAACCTGTTCTCCTCACCATCATCGTACCAATCGTTAATAAGGTAAAGGATAGCCCAAGAGGTTGAATTCTTGTGCTTAGTGTCAAAGCCTTTGTGGTCACCAGCGCCTATTCCAGCTCCACCGAATTGTAAGAGGAGACGTGCAAGCAAGTTCCAATCTTCACTGTATTCGTT